CCCCCGTCTTGCCCTGCTGCACGCGCGGCACAACCCCCTTGCCCGCCGCCTCCGCGATCCGCTCTGCAGCGGACTCAATCATCGGCGTCGTCAGCTCGCGTAGACTCGCGTTGTCGATCTTGATCTTCACCACGTCAGCCCTCCACCAGCCTTGCCTGCACGGGGCGATTCCACACACCAGGCGTCGAGTCCTTGGCGTACGGCTGCGGGTCCCCGATCACTTCCCACCAGCGCGCCTTCCAGCCGATCAGACAGCCCTTGAGCTGCCCGACATAGTCCTTTGGGAAATGGAAAGTCATAATTGTCGCGTCGCCGTCCGGCCGCTCCGCCCCCAAATCCTGCGACGAGGTCGGAGCCACCAAGACGTTACGCACCGAGATCGACGACCTGTACGCGACGCGCTCATTGCCGAACTCGTCGGGCGCTTCTGACCGCCTGACCTTTAGCTGAACGGTCTCACCAAAGATCACGGGCGACCCCAATCGTCCGGACAGACGCAAACCGCCGCAGACGGATGCCGAGCCGACGTCGATGAACCCTAGTGAAACTCATCGAGCCGACGGGCGCACTAAAAGTCGACGACTGACTGTACGGCCCACCCGTAACCGTTGACTGCGTCGCACCGTAGGCGAAGCCATCCGCCTGCTGACGGATCGCGTAACGCACCATGTCGCAGACGACGTCCTCATACGAGTCGCGCCGGATCGTGCCGTCCGCGAGCGCGGCGGCGAGGTCGATCTTGTCAGCGGAGAGCTCGTCGCGGACGATGCGTGCGGCGCGGGTAAGGGCGGCTTCGACGGTCTGCATGCCGACCGTGTTTTCCTCGTTCGGGCCGTAGCGGTTGCGGAAGGCCGCGATATTGACGCCGAGCTGGTCAGCAGGTGGTGCCATGTCAGCCTCCTAGCTGTCAGTCGGTGGGAGCATCCTCCGCGTCAGCGGTGTCCTCGGGTGCCGGCTCGGGCTGCTGGTCGCTGTCCGGGCCGGTGATGCCGAAGTCATCGCCGAGGACGTCGAGGATGATCTCGGCGTCAGCGGCCGTGACGGTCGCTACGCCGTCCTCAAACTGAATGTGCGGGGTCGTGATGAGCAGGGTCGGTGTCGCGTCGCAGCGCAGGGTCACCATGTTGAGCTTCTTCTTTGCCATGTTGTGCTTCTCCTTTGCCTTGTTGATCAGCCCGCCGCCACTGTCAGGACGCCGTGCGCCTTCTCGTTGCCGTACTTGAGGCCGATCTCTCCGTACAACATGACGCGCTCGGACGCGCCGGTCTTTGAGAGGGGCTCGGCGAAGAAATGGCCCTTGCCGGGCACTTCGAGGAAAGCCGGGGAAAGCTGCTCGAGGGAGACGACCGCAAGCTTCGTCGCCGGCATGTAGCGGTTCAGCATGATGTTGAAGTTGCCGAAGTCAGTCTCCAGCATCTTGAGGTTGACGCCGCCGAGATTGCGATCTTCCTGCTTGAAGCCGTCCTTGACGAACAGTCGGGTAAGCGCGCGCTTGAGCGTCGAGGCGACGATGATCGTGCGGGTCTCGCTGTCCTGGACACCCCCGCCGTCCCATACCTTCTGAATGAGGTCGAGGACGTCGTCTGCGGTCAGCTCACTGGCCTTGTGCGTCGTCGTCGCGACGTTTGTCGTAATAGCCTGCAGCAGGCCGCGAGTCTTACGCGGCTGCGCGTTCGTGGTCGGCTTCGCGTAGGTTCCCGTGATGAACGTCTTTTCAACGTCCCTTGCGATTTGCTTAATCTGCGCCTGCAGCTGCTCGGCGAGCTCGTCAGCGGGCAGCGTGGTCGAGCCGAGCTGCACAGCAGTGCCGGACGGGCCGTACTGGCGACGAGCGCCCATCTTCGTGTACGACACGGAGACGGCCTCCTGGTGAATCTCGAGAACGTTCTCGACGTTGGTGCGAGTACGGGTCTCGAAGGTCGTCGCGTCCATGCCCTCGACGCGCTGACGATTGTCGGCGGCGTCGCGCAGGTCAGAGACCTGCCAGCCAAAAGTCGTCGACTCGACGGACTCGCCGCCAGTCAGGCCACCAATCGAGGACAGCAGGGGCGTGTCCTCCGGGGACGCGGTGTAGAGCTCGCCGACGTAATTCGGACAGTTGTACGTGGTTGCCATCTCGGTAATACCGGGCATATGAATCTCCTGTCAAGAGAAGGGGAATTGTCAGTTGGTGGATTCAGCGGTCAGGCCCGCGAGCTTGACCGCCTTGAGACGCGCCGACAGCTTGAAGTCGCCAGCGCTCTGCGCCGCGACGATCTGCTCATCCAGAGACAGAGACGTCGCGCGAGGCGGGAAAACACCGGCACCCGAGTCCGCGAGCGCGGGCACGGCCGGTGTGGCCGTGGTGCCTCGCCAGTCGGCGAGTCGCTGCGCGATCTCCTTGATCTCGTCCTCGGTGTCTCCGTGGATGAGGTCGGCGGGGACGCCGTATTCGGAGGCGGCGGCGGCGATCAGCTTGGCTCGGTGTGCCTGCGCTTCGAGGGCTGCGACCTGAGAGCGCAGTTCCTCGATGGTGGTGTCCTTCCCGTTGATCGCTTCCGTGAGCACGGAGAGGCGCGCGTGGTCGGCCTTGGCGCGGCGTTCCCACGTGCGGGCGTGGGCCTTCCAGTCCTCGGCGGCGTCGTCCTGCGTGGCCTCCTGCGAGGTCTCTGCAGCGTCGACGGGCGCGTCGTCCTGAACGGCCGTATCGGTGGCGGGAGAGGTTTCGGCCGGGGCCTGCGCGCCGTCCTTGATCTCCTGATCCTGATCGGTGGTGTTTTCCATGGGTTTTCCTTCCATTGCGGAGAGAACGGGGGTGGATGGCCGAGCTTTGCGCGCGGCCGGTATGTAAAGACCCCGCATGCCAGGCTGGCTGCGGGGTAGCTATGTGATCACGGTTTGGGCGTGTGGCCGTCCGTGAGCTTGTCGGGGAAGAGCGTTCGCATGCGTTCGGTGATGACGCGGGGATCGTCGATAGCGGTTTCATCCTCTTCGAGAGACTTGATTGTCTCCTTGTACATGGCCTCGTACTTCGAGACGTCGTATCCCCTGATGCGCGGTTTCTTCGACCACGAGGGCACGATCTGGCAATCGCACTTGAAGTGCGAGCGCTTGAAGTGCGCCGTCTGCTCGCTGCGGTACACGAAGCCCCTTGAGGCCCAGAGCATGCACCAGGCGCACGTCTCAGCGCCGGTCGGCACACGCGCGAACCGCGTCCGCTTTGGATCGGCCTCGGCCGCATGCTGCACGGTTGCCCGACCCGAGTCTGAGATCACCTTTCGAGCACCGTTAGTGAGTCGCGCGAGGGCCTTCGCGCGGTCGATGCCTTCCCGCAGATCGCGGATCGTCGCCCCGACGATCTTCTCGACGTCGTCCTGATCGACGAGGCCGGTCGGCATCACGGGGGAGTATGCCTTCGTGATGCCCTCGATCTCGCGTTGCTTCTCGTACCATTCGAGCGCCGCTGACGACGCGATCTCAGCAGATTCCTCGACGAGGCGCGGATACAGCTGAAACAGGGCGTCCTCAAGCGTGCCGAGATCATCGAGCGGCAGTCGCTTCCACAGCGCACGTAGTCGGCGTTCTGCGACATCGCCCGCGCGGTTTTGCGTCCTCGCGAGCTGCTGCACGTCGTGGATATGCATGCCGCCCCCTCAATGTCTCTACTTCTCTTCGAGCGCCTTCGAGTCAGCCTCCGGCAGACGCAGCGAGACGGGCACAGCGCCCGTCAGCTTCACGCCCGGAATGCCGAGCACTTCAAGCGCGGACTGCGGATCGACGCCAGCACGCACCGCAACGCCGAGCGCGTCGAAAGCTTCCTTCGCGTGCGAGGTATCAAGCCCCCCCCTCGACGTAGGCACAGCCTGCTCGACAGGCACGGACGCCTCGGACTCCGCCGCGGTATCGACAGGCTCCTGAGCGGACAGCCGATCAAGGAGACCGGACGCCTCAGCGCGGCGCTTGTCCGACATCAGGCGCGCGATCTGCGACCCCGAATATCCCAGCTCTTCGAGGACGACCGGGGACTCCGCAAGCCATGGCAGCGCGCTGATCTGCTTCACGATGGCGTCAGACTGGGAGACAATCGACGGGTGCGCCGGATCGCCCCAGCGCGTCGCCAGAGACCGCAGCTCAGGCGTCATCTCGTCAAGGCCGTCGCGCATCATCACCGCGTGCGCATACACGCGATTCAGGGCCGCGTCGAACACGCGCTGCGCGTTCTTTGCCTTGATGACGAGCTCTTCCTTCGCTGCATACAGAGCCTCAGCCGACGAGGGATTGTCCTGAATGACTCCGAGGGACGAGACCGGCAGCGAGGACACGCCCGACAGCTCGGTTGCCAGCGCGCGCATCTGCTCCGTGAAAGGCTGCGCCGACTGCTGCGGCAAGACCGTTACCTTCGGCCCCTCCGGCTCTTCACCAGACGAGATCGTCTTGATCGTGCCGAGCTTCCAGTCCCACGAGCGCAGATCGTCGATCAGATCCGAATCGACGCCCGACAGGAGGATGCCAGGAGCCGTGAATAGCTCTGTTGCCAGCTCTTCGCGCAGGACAGTGCGCATAGCTCGCTGCGTGATGCTCATGACGTCACGGGAGATCCGCGAGCGCCCGAGCGGCCGGTCGAGAGACGGCTCGAAGGGCAGGGCCTCCATCATGGGCGCGCCCATGCCGTGCAATTCTGCGTGAATGATTCGCCAGGCGGACGCCGTGTTCAGCTCGACGACGTAGGTCGAGTCGGCGGTGTACAGGGTGAAGCGTGTCGGACGTCCGGCGTCGTCGATGTCGTCGATGGTCAGCCCGTAGGACAGGCGGCGGCGTACTCGGTCCCAGAGGCCCGCAGCCCAGTCCGCCGAATGGCCCTGAATGATGACAGGTGGCTCGCCTGCCGCCTCGACACCCTTACGGAGTGTCAGGAACGCGACCGAGTGCGTTAGCGAGGACGGGATCGTCTGCGCGATCTCTAGCTCGAAGCCGGTAGATGCCAGCAGGTCGTCAATCTCGAATGGATTGTCACTGCCGGTCGCCGATGTGACTCCGTCCCAGATCAGCAGATCCGACAGGCCAAAAACGACCTTGCGAGGCCACCCGATGACCGCGCCGAGCTGGTCGACCATATCGTCAGGCACCGAGATATTCAGGTTGTCGGGTCGGACGACGCCGTCGAGGTACGCCTGCCGCAGTCGATTGCGCGGCTGCTTCACGCGCCACAGGTCGACGAGCTGCGCGAGCGCCGACTGCTCTGCGGGCGTCAGTCCCGGTACGGCCGGAGCCGAGAACTGCACCGGGGTCGCGAGCATGAACTTTTTGGCGCTCACAGGGCCCTCGCTTTCTTGCCCGGTTTTCGCCGGGTCGTCTTAGCCGCTAGAACTGCCGCAGACACGGCCTCTAGCGGAGTCTCATCTCCATCGGGGATACTGGCTTCCCATCCCCACGCGCCGTCGCGGGCGCGGATTTTCCTGTCGCACACAGCCACCGCAGTGTTGAGCGCGTCCTCCGGATCGCCGACTGGGTGCGTGATGCGGCCGTCGCGTAGCCCCTCGAAAAACATTGAGCAGGACTCGAGGTATTCGCGCGTCGTCATGATGTGCACGATCTTGGCGGGCACCCCACGGATCTGCAGAGCGTCCGCGAGCGCCGACGCGCCGGAGCCGCCGACGAGGTTGATCTGCGCGGTCCGGTCTTTTCGGGCGGCGAGCCAGTCGGCGACGGCCTTCACGCCGTCGGCCGTCGAGCCGGCGAACGGGTCGCTGGCGGCGACGTGGAAGCGCGGG